GGCAGGCGCTCCACGGCTCGACGCGGCCGAAGTCGAAGGGCCAGTCGCCGGTGGGGCCGGTGCCGGAGGATCGGCAGATGCCGAAGTTCACCCGGAGCGAGTTGGCTGCCGAGCAGCGCGCGATGCGCCACCGGCAGCCGGACCGCGAGCACCTGGACGCGATGCGGCAGGGGATGCTCGACGTGGGCGGCCATCGCGACCTGATCGACGCATTCGCGACCGGCACGGCGGACGAGGAGCAGTGGCAGCGGGCGTCGCGGTTCCTGACGAACTCGCGGGCGGCGCTGAAGGACGGCACGCATCCGTGGATCGCGAACGAGAAGGACCCGGTGCGGATGGGCGAGTCGGTGCGTGAGCTTCGGCGGGTGCACAAGCGGATCGCGGCGGCGCTGGCGGCGCATCGGCAGGCGAACCGGAGGGCGAGCCGCTAGATACACACGGCGTGTGGTATAGTCCGGCCATACACACGTTGCGAGCATCGCTCGCGGAAAGGGTAGGTATGGCGCGATTCGTTGTCGTCTTCCGGAAGGACGGTACGGAGGACAAGAAGTTCTTCGACGTGCACGACACGCCGAAGGTGACCCCTTCGGTGCACCAGGCATCGGTCGAGGTGGCCGGTGAGGGCGCGCAGATCACGAAGGTGATGCTGGCGTCGGAGCGATACCGGTAGCCGACGGCTGACCGGTTCATTGCGGCCGAGGGGCCGCGGAAAGGATGCGCATGATGCGCAAGATGATTGGTTCGATGCTGGGGCTGCTCGCCCTGGTGGGTACGGTTGCTGCTTGTGGCGGTGCCACGAGCGAGGTGGGCGCCGCGGCTGCGCCCGCGACGGTGACGGTCGTGGCTCCGGCTCCGGCGGCGGCTCCGGCTCCGGCTCCGGCTCCGGCCGCGACCGAGGACGCTTCGGCGATGCCGAACCTGATCGGGCGTCGGCTGGACGTGGCCGAGGCGAAGCTGGACGCGCTCGGGATCGGCTACGTGGAGGTCGGCGGCGGCACCTTCGGGATCGTCGTCCGCTCGAACTGGACGGTCTGCGAGACTGACCCGTCGGCTGGCGCTGCGGTGACCGGCGCCGTGTCCCTGATCGTGGATCGGGAGTGTGGCTGATGAGCGATCAGGCGAAGACGCTGCTGTCGCTGGTGGCGGTCGTGTTCGTGCTCGCGAACGTGATCTACCACGTGCACAAGGCGACGGCGGGCGAGCCGAAGTCGCCGTTCGTGGCGCCGACGGCGACGACCGACATGCTCGGCCGTCCGCGCGCTGTGACGGCACCTGACTACGTTCCTGCCGATCCGTGCGACACCGACCCATCCCTCGACGGATGCGAGTTCGCCACGCCGTGACGTAGAGCTTCCCCCCCGCGCAGCGCCGCCTGGTCGTCGAGAGACGCCGGGCGGCGTTGCTGTATCTGCGTCCGTCGGTCGGAGTGATAGGCTCACGCCGAGCGTTACTGCCGCTTCACGAGGGGATTGGCACATGACGGGCGCGTTGAACTTCAACCCGAAGACGTTCCGCACGCTGGAGTTCCTGCTGCTCGTGGTCGTGAACGTGGCGGCGTGGCTGACGGCGATTGCCGGGTCACTGCCTGACCGGTGGGCGGTGTATGCGACGGCGGCGTCGGGCGCGGGCTACGCGCTGTGGCGGGGCCTGGCGAAGCAGAACTCCGATGTCAAGGACTACTGGCACACGAGCGAGTTCTGGGTGGCGGTGATCGCGTCGCTCCCGGCGATCATCGCGGCGTTCTCGAACACGATCAACGTGAAGACCTACGAGGTGATTCAGGGCGTGATCGTGATGGCGACCGGCATCGCGATGGGGATACGGAAGCAGCCGGACGTGGCGGCCGGGAACATCGGCGTGGCTGACCTGGAGGGCGAGGGCGAACTGTTCGTGCCGGACGATCCGGACGACTTCCCGGACGACGCTGACGATTCGGTGCTGGCGGGGCAGCCGCACGCTGATCCGGCGGCTCCGACGGCGACTACGCTACCGGCGCCGCCGCCGCCCGACGAACCTCAGCCGCCGAGCGACCCGAGGAGCAAGGGCAGGCGGGGTTAGCCGTGGCGGTGGCGGTCAAGGTGCCGTTCCCGCGCACCCGCAAGGTGGGGACGCGCGGCCGCGACGTGCAGCAGGATCACCGGGCGTTGACGCGGGCGGGGTTCTGGCCGTTGAACAAGACGGGCAAGGTGCCGCGGTTCTACGACGCGCCGATCTACACGCACAGGTTCGCGATGCACGTGCGCGAGTTCCAGCGGCGGATGAAGCTGCCGGTCACGGGTCAGATCGACCGGGCGACGCACAACCGGCTGGCGAAGGCGTACCGAGGCAAGAACGGTGCGCTGCACGCCTACGGCTGGTACGGCGCGGTCGGCGCGAAGGTGATGGGCGACGTGGCGAAGAAGCTGCGGGCGCAGGAGCGGCTGCTGCTGTCGTCAGGCTCGGTCACGCAGCGGGGGGTGGCGGCGGCGCTGATGTGCGTGCGGCACCGGTCGGTGATCCACTACACGCAGGGCGGGCTGCGGATGGTCGGCGTGAACCGGAAGATGTACCCGCCGAACTACCCGCACTACATGGACTGCTCGTCGGGCGTGACGTGGTGGTACTACGTCTCGGGCGCGCGTGATCCGAACGGGCTGGGCTACAACGGGCAGGGCTACACGGGCACGCAGTCGAACAAGGGCCGGGCCACGTCGTACAACGTGGCGCCGGTGATGGCGGTGGCGTTCTACGGCCGCCCGATTGGGCACGAGGCGCTGGTCGTGAAGCGCGGCTCGATGGTCGTGTCGCACGGCTCCGAGCCGGGGCCGCTGCTGGTCAACATCGCGTACCGGCCGGTGACGCTGGTGAAGATCATGCCGCTCGACGTGCGCCCGGGCTTCCACCCGTGGGCGATGCAGGGAGCGAAGCGGTAGGTGGCGGTCGAGTCGCAGCGGACGGTCGGTCAGAACGCCTGGGCGGCGGCGCTCGGTACGGCTGGGCTGTGCCTGCTCGTGCTCGTGCTGGCGGTCGTGCTTGGCCTGGTCGGCGGGCTGGCCTGGTCGCTGTTCCAGACGATGTGGGGGGTGTTCGGCTGATGGAGAAGGACTCGTTCTTCAAGGACGGGACGTGGGACGTGTTCTTCGCGAACGGGCTGCGGGCGCCGCACGATTCGCGGGTCGGCTGGGCGGTGCTGTCGATCAAGTTCGAGTTGGTCTTCAACGGGGTGCCGCAGGGCGGCATGGAGATGGGTGTTGCGAGCATCGGGCAGGGCACCGACCGGGCGATCAAGACGTTCCAGCAGCGCAACGCGCTGGAGGTCGATGGCGTGGTCGGACCGAAGACGGCCAAGGTGCTGATCCGCAAGCGCGCGAAGCTGGAGGCGAACCGGGTGCACGCGCCGGACATGCTGATCGCGCAGCAGTTGGAGTTGGAGTCGGCGGACGACTTCGCGTGCGTGTCGGCGAACATGGAGGATCGCGGCCCGGCGCAGATCAATGGCCGCTGGCACCCCGAGGTTTCGGACTCGTCGGCGTACGACGTGACGTTCTGCGTGCGGTGGCAGGCGGACTACATGCGCGAGGCGTACGACGGCGTGCTGACGGTGAACGGGAAGAAGGATTGGGACCTCGCGCTGGCGGCGTACAACGTCGGCTGGTCGGCTGCGAGGGCCTGGGATAAGGCTGGCCGACCGAAGGACACGACCGCCGGTCGGTATGTGGCAGCCGTGCATAGCCGGACTGGCTAGCCGGGGGCGTGTGTTGCGAGGCTGCTGTCATTGCGGGAAGATGCACGGTATGTATCGGCGGCAGCACGTCCGCTACAGTCCAAACGTGGGAATCGGGTGATGGACGAACTGAAGCTGCACGAGACGGCACAGCTAGTCGAGGGCGTTGCTGACGACGGGACGGTTCTTCTCCACCTGATCCGGCCGTGCATTGGCCGTGGCAGGGGTCGGCACCTGTACGAAGCCGACATGCTGGAGCGGAACGCGGGCAACTTCGCGGGCTGGAAGATGTACGTCGATCACCAGTCGCCCGAGGCGCGGAAGGCGGCCGGTGGGCTGCCTCGTTCGATTCGCGACCTGGGCGGCCGCATCCTGGAGTCGTGGTGGGACCCGAACGTGCCCGCGGAGGGCCGGTTCGGGCAGGGCGCCGTCGTCGGCCGGGCGAAGCCGACGCCGTTCGTGGCGTCGCTGATCGAGCACGACCCGGGCCTGGTCGAGTCGTCGATCAACTCGAACGCCACCGGCGTGAAGCCGATCATGCGCGACGGCGTGCGGGTGATGCTCGTGGAGGGCATCCAGAAGAAGGGCACCGTGGACTGGGTGACCGAGGCGGGCGCTGGCGGCAAGGTCGTGGAACTGATGGAGGCCGCCGCGGCCGACGCCGACGAGACGTTCCTGGAGTCCCTGGAGGACGACGAGTTCGCGGCCTACCTGGAGAACGCGCGGCCGGGCCTGCTGGACGCGCTCGCTGAGGCGAAGGGCAAGAAGGGCGACGGCGACGCCGAGGACAAGGCGGACGGCGGCGCTGACGAGGACGCCGAGCTTCAGGCCAAGTGCAAGGCGTACGAAAAGAAGGGGCTGCCGCACGGGATGGCGATGAAGGCGGCGAAGCGAGCGATGGCGAGCGCCGTGAAGGAAGCGGCCGGAAAGGACGAGGACATGGACGTGACCCCCGAGGCGCTGGCCGAGGCCCTGAGCGACCCGCAGGTCGCCGCAGCCTTCCTGCCCCTCATCGAGGCGGCCGTCGAGGAGCGCGTGGCGGGCATGGTCGAGGCGGCCATTGCCGAGGAGCGCGACATGATCCGCGCCGAGGCCCGCGCTGACGCCGACCGCCAGATCGAGCTTCGCGACCTGCGGGATCAGGCGCACGACCTGATCGCCGAGGCGAAGTTGCCGGAGGCGCTGGCCGAGTCGATGCGCGCCGAGTTCGCGCTGGTGGAGGGCATCCCCACCATCGCGCTCGACGTGGTGGACGACTACGACGCCGACGGCAACCGCACGAAGACGGCCAGCGAGGTGCTGGCCGAGGCCGTCACGGAGTCCGTCACGCGCGGGCGCGACCTGGTGGCGCAACTGAATCCGACCCGCGTCCGGGCGGTTCCCGGCACCACGAAGCCGGACGGTGAGACGCCGACCGGCGATCAGAAGCCGGATCGGCTCGGGGATCGCACGCGCGCGCTCCTGGAGTCGGCCGGTGTCCCGTCCCCGGACGACGTGTACCAGCCGGTCGGGGACTAGGGGCGAGGCAACCGCTCCGACCACGAGAGGGAGATAGGGAATGCCGTACAGCCGCCCTGGCTACATGAAGTACGTCGCCGCTGCGACGAAGGCCGTCGTGCACGGTGATCCGTGCGTCGAGTTGAACTTCGTCGGCGTCGCGGTCAAGCAGAAGAAGCCGTCGTCGGGTGCCGCTTCCGGCACCGCGGCGCAGAAGACGGTCGCGATTGGCGAACCGTTCGCGATCATCGCGAAGGGGGTCGTGCAGGTGCCGAACACCGGCGCGGGCGTCGCTGCCGCGAACGTGGGCGATCCCATCTACATCATCCCGGCGTCCAACCTGCTGACCACCACGGCGTCCGGCAACACGAAGTTCGGCCGTCTGAACGAGAAGGCCGGTTCGCGCGGGACACCGACCGGCAAGTGCCGCGTCGATCTGGACGACAAGGACAGCTTCTAGGCCGCCCTGGGCGTCCTCAACCTACGAGACAGGAACCGACGGAGAAACACATGGGAGCCTACGGAGAGTACGGGCGCCCCATCCTGCTGTTCGAGGCGTGGCAGGAATGGGCGGCGTTGCAGGAGGCGGACTCGCGGGCCGACTTCGCCGAGTTCCTGTTCGGGCCAGTGCGCGCGAGCGTGTGGCACGGCTATCAGCGCGTCAACGCGCAGTGGCGGCGCTACGCGGCCGTCGAGAACCTGCCCGACTTCCGCGAGCGGCGGCTTCGCGGGCTGAACATGCTCCGCGGGTTCGGGTACGTGGGCGACCACGGCGAGTACCCGGGCATGACCCGCACGGAGCGGCTGCCTGCCGTGCTCGCTCTGGACACCTACGGCGGTGTCTATTCGATCACGCGGCACGCGATCCTGTCGGACGACACCGGCGATCTGCTGAACCGCAACCCGGCCGACATGGGCTGGGAAGCGGGCCGGTTCGTGTCCGAGGCGATGGTCGCCCTGATCGAGTCGAATCCCGTCGCGTACGACGGCGTGACGTTCTTCCACGCCTCCCGTGGCAACACGGGCGTCGCTCCGCTCTCCGAGGACGCGCTGGCCGATGCCATCGCGTGGATGGAGGCGCAGCTTGACGACGACGGCAACCACATCATGATCCGGGCCAACGCGCTGCTCGTGAAGAACGCGAAGCTCCAGATGATCGCCAACCGGATCATCCGGTCGCAGGACACCGGCACGACGGTGAACTACACCGGCGGCACAGCGGGCATCGGCTCGGCGTTCATGGACAAGGGCACGATGAACATGCTGGCGGGCATCCTGCCGCCGGATGCCGTGATCCGCGAGCCGTTCATGACCGACGCGACCGACTGGTACTTGTTCGCCGACCCGGCGGACGTTCCGGCGTTCGCGATGGGGTTCCTGAACGGGAACGACACGCCGTTCGTCGGGATCAAGGACCCGACGGTGCGCAACGCGCTCGGCCCGGGGATGGACCCCTACACCTTCGAGTTGGACTCGGTGGACTTCAAGGTGCGGCACGACTTCGGCATGGCGGCGGTCGATCCCCGCGGAGCCTTCCGCTCCGTCGCGCCGTAGCGACTTCAGACGACGAACCGGGCGGGCGCTGCGGCGTCCGCCCACAAGGAGGACGGCGCGATGCCACGAGGGAACGATGCAGAGGCCGCCGCGGCCGAGTTCGCGGCGAAGGTCGGGGAGCACGCGAACGCTGAGGACCTGATCACCGCGCATCGCGCGTCCATCGACCGCGATGTCGCGCGGGCGTCCCTCGCGCCCATCGACCAAGGCGCCACCGACGCGCTCGACCTGGAGGCGCTGAAGGTCGCGAAGGGCGAGCGTGTGATCGCGGCGGCGGTGCGCGGCGGCATCGTGATCGGCGTGGTCGAGGACGAGAACGGGACGGTGCTCCCGAAGCGGAAGTTCGACATTCCGGCCGATGCTCGGAAGGCGTCCACGCTCCAGCAGCAGACGGGCGGCCCGAAGCGCGCTGGCGAGCCGCCGGTGTCCGCCGAGGAGCAGGCCGAGCGGATGCGGACGGCGAAGGCGGAGGCCGACGAGGCCGCGGCGAACGCGCAGATGGCGGCGCAGGCGGCCGAGGAGAAGGCGCGCGTCGCCGCCGCCGAGCAGGCCGCCGCGAAGGCCGCCGGTGAGGCCGACGAGGACACCGTGCAGATCAGCGCGGAGGACGCCGAGGCCGAGAAGGCGCAGGCCGAGCAGGGGACGCCGAAGACGGCGAAGTAGCCAGCCGAGGGCGCGCGACCGCGCGCGCATCGTCGCCTGGCCGGAGGCTCAATGCAGATTCCGACCGCTCAGGACGTGCGCACGTGGAGCCGGATCGACTTCGGTGCGCTGGGGTATCCGGAGGCAACGCCGGATTCTCTCCAGGTGCTTGTGGATCGTGCGGTCACGTACATCGGCGGCGTGACGGGGCGTGTTGCGAGCGACTTCCCGGCCAACGACCCGCTGGTGCCGATAGTGGAGCAGGCGGTGCAGTTGCGCACCGAGCAGTTGGCCTACGAGTCGCAAGAGGACTACGTGGAAACGTCGTCGGACGACGTGGTGCAGTCGTTCACGGCGGGCAGCTATTCGGAGCAGCGGCGACCGCCGGGCTGGCACAACACGCAGACGACGCGGACGCTGAATCAGTCGCCCGCGCTGGACCGGTTGCTGTGGCTGATGATGACGCCCGATATGCAGGACTACTGGCTCGCGATCCTGTCCGGCAAGAACGTTCCGGCGGTGGACGTGGTGGAAGTGGACTGGGGCGGCGTGTTCGGGCCGTACGAATCGGTGCCGGGCGTGTGGGATACCGGCGCGCCGGGGCGCATCTGGGAGCAGTAGGTGGCGCTGACGGCGGCACTGGTTGATCGGGCGCGGGTCTACTCGCGACGGCAGGTGGCTGCGGTGCGGGTCGAGGGCAGCACGCCGATGCACGAGCACGTGGGGCCGTGGATGAAGGCGCGGCTCCAGCTTCCGCAGGCGCCGGAGTCGGTCGATCCGCCGCCGCGGGGTCGGCGTCGGACGGTGCGCGTGCCGACGCTGATGACGGGCATTCGCGACCTGGACGGCGGCTCGGTCGCGATCACGTCGGAGCACCGGATCGGGGTGCTGTCGAAGCACCAGTTCGGGGACGGCGTGGAGGTCGTGTTCGAGGTGACCGGCGACCCGGAGCCGATCCGCAAGAAGCGGCGCGTGATCGGCTACACGGTGACGATGCGGGTCGTGGCCGATCATCCGCGGGAGCCGCTGGCGGGGGCGGCGGCGTGATGCCGTACGTGGGCGAGAAGATCGCGTCGATCTGCAAGCCGGAGGCGGCGACGAGGGCGGCGTTCCACATGGCGCAGCGGGGCGGCGAGCGGTTCACGGAACTGGTGCGGATGAACACGCCCATCGGTGATCCGCCGGAGCCGCCGGACATGCGGCCGCGGAAGCGGCGCCGCGGGACGTTGCGCGAGTCGTGGCGGCAGAAGCCGGTGACGGTGCATCCGCGCGGGTTCGCATCCGGGGTGGAGACGGAGGACCCGATTGCGCCGTACGTGGAGTGGAGCACGTCGCCGCATGAGATTCGGCCGATCCCGCCGAACCGGCGGCTGGCGTTCACGAAGGGCGGCCGGTGGCACTTCCCGGCGGTGGTTCATCACCCGGGCACACGCGGGCAGGCGATGGTGCGGATCAGCGCGGCGAAGCTGGAGCACGAGGTCGCGCATGGCCTGTTCGAGCGGGAGCTTCTGGCGTTCAAGCGGGAGTGCGAGCGCGGATGAGGACACACGCGGACGCGCTCCGGAGCGTGAAGCGGCACGTGGCCGACACGCTCGGGCCGGACTGGGAGGTTCGGCTGGCGGCGGACGATGGAACGCTGCTGGAGCCGCCCTACGCCATCGTCGCGACGGTCGGCCCGGCGCTGTCGAGCGAGTCGGCGCTGATCGTGCAGATCACGCAGCCGTACACGGTCTACTGCTACCCGCCGCGGTCGGAGTCGTTCGAGCAGGGCTTGCTCGACGGCGCGGCGCTGACGGAGCAGTTGTGGATGGCGTTCGTCGGCGGGCTGACGCCATACCGGGTGCCGCTGTACGACTACGCGGGGGTGCCGCTCGCGAACGGGTCGGCGTCTCGCAACACACACGACTACCTACGGCTGGTGGACGTGCAGGTGAACCGGGTGCCGGACAGCGAGGACGAGCAGCGGGTGATCGTGGTGTGCGACTTCCGCGCTTCGTGGACGAGGCCGACTGATCGTCACGATGCGCTCCGCAGTGGTCCCGTCCTACAATCCATCCGACAGCGTGTGATCGTCGAGGGTCAGGAACAGCACGTGCTGACAGTCGGCATTGAGGGTGACAACGAGACATTCGGACGCCCGAGGGTGTCCAGGGCTTAGGAGGCTAGCGTGGCCGACGACGACACCGCCAGCGAAGGCCGCACGCCGCGGCGCACGCGCGAGGCCCCGGAGGCCGAGGGGCCGCCGTCGTATTCGCGTGAGCGGCTGATCGCGGAGGCGCCTGCGTTCCTGGGCTGCGAGTCGCACGTTGCGGCCGGGGCGTTGAGCGACGACACGACCGACATGACCGTCAAGGACGCGAAGGCCGCGGTCAAGGCGTGGCTGAAGCACGAGATTCCGCCGAGCGGCGAAGACGCGGGCGAGGAGGGGTAACCGGTGCCTGGACAGTTCAGCAAGAGCGCGCGGCCCAAGCTCCCGGGGACGTACGTGAACTTCGAGGCGTCGCCCGCGACGACGGTGCCGGTCGGCATCGGGTCGGTGGTTGCTCTCGGCTTCACGCACGACTGGGGGCCTTCGGAGTCGGTGGTGTCGCTACGCAACCTGGCCGACTTCAAGTCGTTCTTCGGCCCGACGGAGACGACGGCTGGATTCAAGGCGGTGATGCAGGCGTTCACCGGGGAGGGCCTGGAGGGCCGCGGCGGCGCGGGGCAGGTGCTCGCGTTCCGGATGGTCGGCGCGGCGGGCGCGAAGGCGACGAGGCCGCTGTCGAACACGACCCCGGCCGTGGCGATCACGCTGACGGCGAAGTCGGACGGGTCGTACGGCAACAACCTGACCGTGACCACGCAGGACACCGCCTCGGACGCGACCAAGACGGACCTGATCCTGTACGTCGGCGGCGTCGAGGTGGAGCGGTACACGTTCGCGGACACGAACGTGGCCGACCTGGCGAATCAGATCAACGCCGCGTCGCTGTGGGTCACGGCCACGCAGACGATCACCGGCGTGGCGCTCGGGATCGTGTCGAACCAGTCGTTCTCGGGCGGCGCTGACGGCACGACGCTGCTGGCGGCCGACTACCTGGCGGCGATGGCGGCGTTCGACTCGCAGCGGTTCGGGGTGCTGGCATTCGAGGACCTGACGGACGTGAGCATCACCGCGTCGCTGCGGTCCTGGAGCGAGAACTGGAACGCGAACGGCAAGCGGTTCATCACGGTGCTGGGCGGCCTGGCGAACGAGTTGATCGCGACGGCCGTCTCGCGCGCCGTGGCGGCGGCGTCGGAGAACATCGTCACCGTCGGGCTGGGGTCGGTGCGGGACGAGACGCTGGGCGTGCTGTCCACGTCGCAGTTGGCGCCGCGGATCGCGGGGATCATGGCCGCGAAGGGCGAGGCGCAGTCGATGACCTATGCCCGGCTCCAGGGGGTCGTGCCGGTCGTCGGTGCGTCGGCGTCGGACATCCTGACCGCGTTCGACGCGGGCGTGATGGTGCTCGGCCGGGACTCGAACCCGGACGCGCCGGTGCGGATCGAGAAGGCGCTGACCACGTACGTCGCGAAGACGAACGCGCAGAAGCCGTACCTGATCTACCGCAACCCGAAGTACGTCCGCACCATGCAGGGCCTTCAGATGGAACTGGCCGACTGGTCGGACGCGAACATCATCGGCCGCAACGCCGTGAGCGACAAGACGCGGCAGTACGTCGTGGGCGAGACGCGCGCGCGCTGCCAGCGACGTGTGGACCTGGGCGTGATTCAGCCGGGGTTCACGTGCGTGATCGACCCGAACCCGACGCCGAGCGACACCGACGAGTACGTGGCCGTCCTGGTCGGACTCGGCTTCGGCCGCTCGGTCGAGCAGGTGTTCTTCACCATCCAGGTCGCGTAAAGCGCCTGACAACACGGAGGTACGGATGGCATCGACCGCTGAGGGGCTGCTTCGGTTCTCCGGCCTGTACGGGCTGGCCTACCGACTCGACCCCGTGCTCGGGCACACGGCCCTGAGCGATGCAATCGAGGTGTCGGGCGCCATCGAAATCGCCCGCATCGACGTGCCCCTGGTGGGCACGGCGCGGATGGGCCACAAGCCGGGTCGTGAGACTCGGGAGGGCACCATCCGCATCCAGAAGATGGACACCAAGTGGGAGATGGAGGTGTTCAACTTCATCAAGTCGCGGCGGTCGCGCTCGACGCGGATTCCGATGGCGCCGTTCTCGCTGGAACTGGAGTACGACGACCCGGACGCGCTCGGCATCGAGAAGATCAGGCTGGACGGCTGCCTGATCTGGCGGCTGCCCATCGGCTTCTCCATCGGCGATGACCTGGTGGAGCGCGAGTTCCCGCTGACGTGGGAGGACGAGGACTACCTGGAGGCGTTCAAGGCGAACCTCGACCCGCAGGGCGTTCCGACCGCTACGTCGCTGGCGACCACCGGCGGCTAGCTCGTGGCGGTGATCGACTACGAGCGAGCGTGGGTACGGCTGAAAGCCGTGATCGTGGAGAAGGGATCGCACGGTCAGCGCGACCTGCTCGCAGAGATGGGCCGCATCGAGGTCGAGTGTGCGGCCGCGGACGACAGCTTCGACCCCGGCCCGCCGGTGCGGCGGATCGGGCGCAAGGATCGCGGCGCGGCGTAGCTGTGTTGCGAGAGGCGCGTGAGCCTCTATCGGCAGTCCCGCGGGGGCAGCCGTTATGCGTGATCCGCGCCGAACCCACTACCGCTAGGAGGCGGCATGGCAGGCACGGCAGAGCCGGAGACGACCCCCCCGGACGCGAAGCCCAAGGGCGAGCGGACGGCGCGGCAGGCGATGGAGCTTGTCGCAGACGGGAAGGTCACCGGCGACGACGACGAGAAGGCGCAACTGGAGAACGACGCGCTGGCGTGGTTCCTCGACGACGAGGACCCGGTGATCGAGCGGTCGTACACGGTGAACGTCGGCACGGACGAGAAGCCGCAGGCCATCGTGGTGCGGCTGCGGGCGCTGGAGGCGGACGAGATTACCCGCATCGAGTCGGGCGACCTGAGCGGTCGGCGGCGGGGTCGCAACACAGAGCCGGACTCGAACGAGACGAACGCGCGGATCGTGGCGGCGTCGATGGTCAGTCCGGACCTGGCTACGGTCGCGAAGCAGAAGGGGATCAACGACTCCATCGGCGATCCGCTGTGGGCGCGGGTGCAAGTCCTGAAGTGGCGGTTCCGGAAGCAGCCGGGCCTGATCGCGCGGCTGTCCGTGAACGTGATGTCGCTGTCGGGCTTCGACGACGCCGACGTGAAGGCCATCGAAGCGGGAAAAGACTGAGCGGCGGACGTGGCGAGGCCCGGTATCTGTACCTGTCGTGGAAGCACGGGGGGCACGATCCCTTCCGGCTCTACCACGACCTGGACGACGACTACCGGCCACTCGGCGGCGGGCAGGCCGACCGGGTACACCTGCCGCCGTCGCGCCGCCGCGTCCGCCTGCTGGTCTACGCCTTCGCCGCGAAGGCCGAGGAGGACGCGCTCGCGCTGGCGGGCGCCAAGACGAGCCAGAAGGCCGCCGCGAGGGGGTGATGGCTAGGTGGCCGTGACTGTGGAGGGCGCGTTCGTCCTGCGCGACCGCGCGAGCACGACGCTGCGCAAGATCAGGGAGGAAGCGGAGCGCACCGACCGGGCGGTGACGAAGCTCGGGCACTCGCTCGACGAGGTGGGCGCGAAGAAGCAGTTGGCTCAGATGAGCGCGGCGGAGCGCGAGATGGGGAAGTTGTCGAAGACGACGAGCAGCGCCACGAAGGTGCTGGACGAGCAGACCCGCTCGTTGGAGAAGCACCGGCGGAAGACGAACGAAACGCACACGGCGCTGGAGCGGTTCGGCAAGAAGATGATCCTGGTGTTCGGCGGGCTGGGGAAGGTGTTCGGCCTGCTGAAGATTCCGGCGCTGATCGTCGGGTTCACGTCGCTTGTGCCGATCATCGCGGCGTTGGGGGCTGGTGTTACGAGCCTGGTGCCGAAGCTGACGAACCTGGTCGGCGTGCTCGGGGCGTTACCGGCGACGTTCCTGGGCCTGGGCCTGGCGATGGGCACCGTGAAGCTGGCGTTCGCGGACATCGGCAAGGCGATGGGCGGCAACGCACAGGCGTTGAAGCGGCTGACGCCGGAGGCGCGGCGGTTCACGGAGACGCTGAAGTCGTGGAAGCCGCTGGTGGATCAGTTCCGCCGGTCGGCGCAGCGGGGTCTGTTCGCGGGGCTGGACGCGAGCCTGGAGCGGCTGCGGGTGGCGGCGCCGATGGTGAACCGGCTGCTGTCGATGATGGGCAGCACGCTCGGGCACCTTGCTGATCAGGCGTCGCGGCGGTTCACGGGTGCGGGGTTCCTGTCGGACTTCGAGTCGCTGGGGCGGCAGGGCGGCACCATCGTGAGCCGGATGGGCAAGGGGCTGATCAACCTGATCGACGCGCTCCGGCACGTGGCGATGGCGGCACAGCCGTTCACGAACTGGCTGACGAAGACGATCTACGGTTGGACGAAGTGGGCTGACGGGGCTGCGAGGGCGGGCCGCGAGTCGGGCCGGATGGCACGGTGGTTCTCGCAGACGCGGACGACGCTGGAGCAGTTCGGGCGGATCGCGCACAACATCTGGGATGTGCTGGTCGCCATCGGGCACGCGGCGCGGCCGCTGGGCGACGACCTTTACAAGTCGGCGGTGAAGGCGACGGATGGCTGGAAGACGTTCTTCCAGTCGGTCGGTGGGCAGGTGGCGACGCGGCGGTACTTCGCTTCGACGCGGGACACGTTGCGGGAGACGTTCGGGCTGGTGAAGGACGTGTCGCAGGCGCTCGCGCGGATCGGCGGGCAGCAGACGACGGGTGCGGCGATGGTCAAGACGCTGCGGGACATCGTGCCGCCGTTGGAGCGGATGCTGACGGCGATGATGAAGGCGTTCGGGCCGACGGCCATCCAGTTGCTTTCGACGTTCGCGCAGACGCTGGAACTGCTCGGGCAGAACGGCATCGGGCCGATCACGGTGATGCTGCGGCTGCTGAACGGCGTGCTCATGATTATCAATGGGCTGGTGCGGCGGATTCCGCAGTTGGGCACGCTGATCGTGGCGGCGTTCGCCGTCGGGCCGATCCTGAAGGCCACGGCGGCGGTGCGGGCGCTGGCGGGGTCGTGGGGGCTGGTCACCGCGTCGTCCACGCGCGCGGCGGCGGCGCAGGGTGTCGCCTCGGCTGTGCCCGGCGGCGGCGGCCTGCTCGGGATGGGTGGCCTTCGGGGCCTGTTCCGGCGGCGTGGGCCGCGTCCTCCCGGCGGGGCTGGTGGGCTGTCGCAGGCGGAGTTGCTGATGTCCGAGGGCGAGGCGCTGGGCGGCGCTGGGCGGCTGGCGGGCGGGCTGGGCCGGTTCGGGAAGGTCGCCGGGCTGGGATTGCGCGCGGCGGGCAAGTTCGCGCTGCCGCTGACACTGGCGATGGCGGGCATCGACGCCTACTCCGCGAAGCGCACGGGCGGGTTCTGGAATCAGGCGGCGCAGACCGGTTCGGCGGTGGCGACGGGGGCGTCGTTCGGGCTGATCCCGCAATACAAGGGTGCGGACGTGACGCGCGACGAGGCTCTGACGAAGCTCGCGACGAGCGCCGATGCGGTGCAGCAGGGGACGCGCACGACGGGCTACAAGTACGTGCCGGTCGGCCGGTTCGGCGGGCAGCGGCGTGTTGCGACAACGGCGCCGATCTACACCGAGTCGTACTCGCAGCAGCTAGCGCGGGCGACGACAGGCGGCCAATCGGCGGGCGCGCAGGCGTCGCAGATCGCGTCGATTGAGAAGTTGCAGCGGAACATCACGAGCACGCGCGGCGCGAAGACGAACGAGGCGACGCAGGCGTTCCTCGCGGGCCTGACGGCCGAGTTGAACACCCGGCGCGAGATTCTGGCGACGATGCAGGCGCAGGAGAAGCAGGATGCTCGGATGGGCCGCCGGGCGAAGCGCGACAAGGCGGTCGGTGAGATTGGCGCGGGGTTCGACATCCTGGCGGGCAAGACGGACGCCCAGGGCCGGTTCCTGGACCCGAAGAAGGCGGCCGCGGCGCTGAAGATCACGATGGAGCACATGACCGCGCAGATGGAGCGGGACCCGACGACGGCGCGGAAGACGGGCCGGATCGGCCTTCAGTTGGTCGAGAGCATCGAGAAGGCCAACCCGAAGATGAAGAAGGCGACGGCGGACGCCAAGAGCGCGATCCTGGGCGAGTACGACGCGCTCCATCTCGATATCAAGAAGGTCAACGGGAAGATCGCGGACGGCACCAGGCAGGGCTGGGCGACGATCCGCAAGGCGATGACTTCCGAGACGGAGACGATGCTGGAGGAGAGCAGCGCGGACTTCACGACGCTCCAGAAGAACGCGGTGGCGTCGTTGCAGGCGATGGGCCTGTCGGTGGCGGAGGCTCGGAAGCTGGTCGCCGGGATGGAGACTTCGCACAACACCAGTTCGACGACGCCGGGCCGGTTCAACAACGCGCGGGACGTGGCGCGGAATGCGCGTGGTGGTCGCATCCCGGGCCGCGGGCTGATGGACACGGTGCCGGTCGGCGCGGCGATGGCGGCGCCGGGCGAGTTGATCGTCAACCGGCACACGGAGCGGCGGATCGACGGGATGCTGGCGGGCGCGGGCACGTCGCTGGGGCGCGAGGTGGCGGGCGAGGGGCGGCCGCACTCGCAGCGGTTCCAGACGGGCGGTCGGCTGACCGGGATGATCAGTCAGGTCGCGTCGCAGTACGACCTGGACCCGGCGGCGTGGGCCGGGATCATGTGGCACGAGTCGGGCCTGAACCCGGGCGCGATTGGCGACAACGGCACGAGCTTCGGGCTGACGCAGCTTCACATCGGCGGGGCGCTCGGGAACATCAGCGTGGCGGCGGCGCAGCAGTACCTCGACCCGATGACGAACCTGATGTTCGCGGGCGGGCAGATGGCGGGGATGGGACTCGGCGGGCTGCGTGGCCCGGCGGCCATCGACGCCTACTCGCGCCGGTTCGAGCGACCCGCGAACCCGGGCGTGGAGATTGCGGACGCGCTCGCGTACTACCGCGCGCACCAGGGCGACTTTGCGGGCGGCGGCAAGGAGGACTTGAACGGCATCCTGCCGGGCCTGGCGACCGGCGGGCGGGTGCCGGGCAGGGCGCGGAACCCGGCGCTCGACCTGACGGGCGGCATGACAGGCGGCTCGCCGCTGGCGCGCGCGATCCGGGCGGCCACGGCGATTGACGCGATGCACTACCCGTATGCGTGGGGCGGCGGGCACGGCCGGATCGGCGTGCCGTCGTCCGGTACGCGGCACTCGTCCGGCGGCGCCATCGGCACCGGCTTCGACTGCTCGGGCGCTACGTCGGCGGTGCTCGGCTCGGCTGGTCTACTGGGTAGCCCAATGGTGGCGTCGAGCTTCATGAACTGGGGCACGCCGGGCTACGACCCGCATGGCCTGAACGTGGTGGCGTCGCCGTCGCACGTCTACATGATCCTGAACGGTCGGGCGTTCGGCACGAGCACCGCGAACCCGAACGGCGGCGCGGGGTGGTTCGCGGGCGGCGTCCGGTCTGGCTTCAAGGTGAACCACGCGAAGAACCCCGGCTTGCCGTTCATGCAGATGAACAAGCTCCAGGCGCCATCGCCGCGGCTCGGTGGCATCCCGGGCCTGCTGGAGGGGGCGTCGGCGGACACGTTCGCGACCGGCCTGACGGCGGGGATCAACAAGCAGTTGGCGGCGGGCGCTGGCTTCTCGACCGGCGGGCGGGTGTCGTGGGGCGGCTGGCACGGCCGTGGTGGGACGATCAAGGCGCGGCGGCCGACGCTGATCGGGGTCGGCGAGTCGGGCGACGAGACGGTGCACGTGACGCGCGGCGGCGGGTCGGGGCCGGGCGGCGCGCAGTTTGCGGTGCACATCGGGACGGTCGTGAACCACGGCGGCGATGTGCAGCGCGAGGTGGCGGCGGCGTTCGAGCAGTTCGCGCGGCGGCTGGAGTCGATGGGCCTGGTGGACGAAGGGGAGGTGATCGTGTGACGCAGGCGATGGAGTGCGTGCTGACCCGCTCCCCGCGGACGGCGCCGGGTCTGCTCGCGCAGCCGTTCTACTTCCAGGGCGCGCCGATGGAGACGTTCGGCTGGGAATACACGGCGGAGTGGAGCGAGTACGCGACGCTGGGCCGGAAGCGGTACTCGCGGCCGGTGGCGCCGCAGCTTGTCACCTACGAGTTCGACACGATGTTCGCGGACTACCTCTACACGGACGTGCCGACGGCGCTCCAGACGTACGTCACGCGGGTGCACGCGGGGCCGATGGCGCCCATCGACGCCATCTCGACGCACCCGTTCTTCGCGCCGCCGATGGCGCGCATGAACGAGCTTCGGCGGCTCGCGCGGTCGCTGACGCCGATGGTGCTGACGATGGCCGACCCGAAGATCGTGAAGGCGGTAGCCGCGACGAAGCAGCCGGTGAACGCGGCCAACCTGGGCATCTCGTCGGAGGTGACGCTGCGGTCGGTGCGGCAGGAGGAACGGATGGGCGAGCCGGACGCGCTGTACGCCCACGTGACCTTCGTCGAGTACGTGGCGGTGAGCCTGGCGCGGTCGAAGCTGCCGGTCAATCTGACGATCAAGACGCTGCCGTCGAACAAATACTCGGTGGCGCGGCTGGCGAAGTTCTACTACGGCGACGCGGCGAACGTGAAGCCGATCTACAACCGGAACAAGCCGTGGCTGGCGCACTTCACACGGAACGAGAATCTGCGCGCCATCGCGCTCGGTGAGGCTGGGCATTCCAAGCGGATGAAGTCGCTGAAGGCGCTGCTCGCGAAGCACCCGCAGGTGATCGTTCCGGCGCTGAAGCCGTCGTCGAGGTAGCGCGGTGGCTGTCTCGACGGCGACGCAGAGGTCTGCGAATCGCGCGGCGGCGCCCGCGCATCCGCCGGTGACGCCTCCGCCGCTGCCGCTAGCGCAGGACGAGTTCCGGCTGCTCCTGCTGCGTGGGCGCAAGAACCTGGGCGACATCACCTACCTGGTGACGGCGTGCTCGTGGCAGGACACGGGCGCGATCATGACCGGCGACGTGGCGCTCCAGGACCCCGATCCGGGGGCCGGGAAGCTGTCGGTGTCGCCGCAGTCGATCCTGCTTGGCGACATGGTGGAGTTGCAGGCGCGGGCGGCGAACTCGGCGGCGTTCGTCGAGATGTGGCGGATGCGGGTGCAGCAGGCTTCGACGGCGACGGCGGCCGGGACGCGCTCGTGGTCGCTGGCCGACGACTTGCAGAACTTGTCCGACTCGACTGACTCGTTCCGGTTCGTGCGGGACAAGAAGCAGCACAAGCACGGGTGGACGGCCGATCAGGTGATCCGGTTCGTCTGCAAGCGGTACGGCATCCGGATCGGCGCGTTGCCGCGGATGAGCTACCGGATGAAGCGGATGGTGCAGAACGATTCGTCGCCGTTGGACGTGATCACGGAGGCGCTGCGGACGGAACGGGTGCACACGGCGCACCGGTTCGTGATGCGGTTCCGGCGCGGCAAGCTGTTCATCACGCCGCTGCGGCGGTCGTCGCTGATGTATGAGATGGGGCCGACGATCATCGAGGGCACGCTGGGCCTTACGAAGACGGAGGACTTCGCGACGGCGCTGACGGTGCGCGGCGTGGCGCACACCGAGAAGGGCACGGACGGCAAGAAGCACAAGGTCAAGAAGGGCCGGAAGATCGCGGTGCGGGTGACGAGTCCGAAGTCGTCGGCGCGGTTCGGGGTCGTGCACAAGACGGTCACGCTGTCGGGGATCGACTCGTCGGCGGAGGCGCGGCACCGGGGCCTGGCGGAAATCACGAAGCGGCTGAAGCCGAACCGCCAGTTCACGTTCACGCATCCGGGCGTGCTCGGCATCCGGCGCGGGCAGGCGTTGCGGATTCGGTCGCGCGACGCGGCGCTCGCGCACGTCGTGTGGGTGACCGACGTGCGGCACAGCCTGGCGCCGGGCGACTACACGATGGAGGTCACGGTCACGTTCTCGGACCCGTTCTCGCTGACGCGGGCCGACCGGCTGGCGGTGAAGAAGGCGGCGGCCGCGGCGAAGAAGCGCCGTAAGACGAAGGGCAAGAAGTCGTCGCCTCCGAAGCCGCGGCTGCGGGCGGTGCGTAGCTGATGGCTGACGAGCAGTACGTCTACCCGGACGGCCACTTCGAGGATGGCACGTTCGGCGCGCCGACGTTCCCGGCGACGCAGACGGTGACTCCGGCGACGCGCCCGTCGCGGCGGGTGATGGGCGTGCCGGTGCTGAACGGCGGGTCGGTGGTGCACCCGGTCGGCATCCCGTCGCGGCGGGCGCTCGGCGCGGTGATCGTGACGACGCCGCAGTGGACGCTCCCGGACGGCTGGTCGGATGAGCAGTTGGCGGAGTTGCCGTTCTACGAGGCGCAGCGGGCGCTGCGGATCGGCCACGCGCACGTGGGCGCGATCCCGGTGGAGTGCGGCTGGCACGGCGAGAGCTTCGACGCTCGGAAGGGGTGCTTCGCGCTTGCGCGCCCGGACGGGCCGCTGGCGGTCGCGGTCGGCCGTCGGGTGCACGTGTCGTCCGGCACGCGGGGCGTGTACGCGGTGCTGGTGGGGACGGCTGATGTGCCTGATCCTCTGAGCCTGACGCGGCGGACGTTCATGGCGCTCGGGTTCCCGTCGGTGGACAACGTGCACGTGTCGGTGATGGTGTTCGAGCCGAAGGCGATGAAGCCGTGACGATTCCGTTCCCGTTCACGGCGGTGCTCGACAACTTCAACCGGGCGAACGTCGGGCCGCCCGCGTCGGCGAACTGGAACGACTCGATCCGGCCTGCGGGCGGAACCCCGGCGCTCTCGGGGCCGGACGCTGGGCTGAAGGTTGTGTCGAACGCGCTGCAAGGGGCGAAGGACGTGAGCCTCGGCGGCAACATGACGTCCTCGGGGTACTGGAAGACGGCGTTCAGCAAGAACCACGAGGTGTACGTGACGCTGGGCGCGGCCTACGTGCCCGCGGGCGGTGCGCCTCCGACGTGGACCGGCTACACGGAGTTGTACGCGCGCGGCACGGGGTGGGGAACGACGACCTACACGGCCTACACGCTGGAGTGGAGGCCGGACCTCGGCTACCTCGCGCTGGGGAAGGTGTCGAACACGAACACGAACGGCACGCTGATCCGCTCGACGATGCCGGTGGCGCTGGTGGCGGGCGACTCGATTGGGCTGCGGGTCTACGGCAGCACGCAGGAGGCGTGGTACAAGAAGGCCGCGGGCGCGTGGACGCTGCTGGGGTCGGCGGGCGACACGGCTCTCCCGTCGGGCGGGCTGATCGGCCTGTCGCTGTTGGACTCGGCGCGGAACCTGGACGACTTCGGCGGCGGTTCGATCCCGCTGGAGTTGCTGCACTCGGGCCTGATCGCGCCGAGCGGCACGCTGCGGCGGGCGATCACGGTGGCTCCGGCGAACAGTCCGAAGGGCACGCTCTCTCCGGCTGGCTCGGTGGCGAGGGCGTTGCCGAAGACGACGGTGGCGAACGTGCCGATGCTGGGTACGCTCGCGCTCTCGACGGGCGTGGCTCCGGCGGTTCCGCCGCAGGCGGCGTTCCCGCTGGGGATGGAGGAGGAGCAGGTGGCGGTGCTGCCGTGGCCGGACGGCCAGCGGATGCTCCAGTATCCGGGCCGGGACGGGCTGGCGATCCCGGCGACGTGTGGCTGGCACGGGACGGCGTTCGATCCGCAGCGGGGCGCGTTCGGGATCGTGTCGGTGGACGGGCCGCTGGCTGACATGGTGGGCGAGCGGCTGGTCGTGACGCGCCGCGACGTGTCTCCGGCGCGGACGGTGTACGTGTACGTGCACTCCGACTCGGAGACGCTGACGGAGGAACTGTCGCTGTCGCGGCGCGCGTTCATGGGCTTGGGCGATCCGGCGTTGGATCGTGTGCAGGTGACGGTGGACACGGTGAGCGCGGCGGTGCTGGTGTGAGCCGCGAGTCGGACAAGGCCGCGCGGGGCGTCGCGAACCTTGTGTTGCGAGCGATGGCGACGGAGAAGCGGGCGGCGGAGTACGGGATCGTTCGAGCGGTGGTTCCGCTGGAGGTCGAGTTGACGACGGCGGACATCGTGATCGACTCGGACGAGTTGGTCGTGTCGCAGGAGGTGCGTCAGTACGACCGGGACGTGGGGATCGCGGTGGGCGACACGATTGTGCTGGTCCCGGCGATGAACGAGGAACTGGTGGCGGTGGCGGTGATCAGCGAGACGCCGCTGAAGTCCCATGCGGAGCAGGCGTCGAAGTCGTGGGTGGCGGACGCGATCACGGCGGCGGTGAGCGCGGCGCTGGTGACGGCGGGCGCGGCCGCGTGGTCGCCGGGCGACCTGAAGCCGACGGCGCGCTCGACGGAACCGGCGGGGTGGCTGCTGTGCGACGGGCGGGCGGTGAGCCGGGTGACGTACGCGGCGCTGTTCGCGGTGATCGGCACGAGCTACGGGCCGGGCGACACGACCACGACGTTCAACCTGCCGGACGGCCGCGGGCGGTTCTTCATGGGCGCCCTGAGCGCGACAGGGCCGGTCGGCGCGAATGGGCTGGACACGGTGGCGGATGCGACCACGCACGCGCTCGGCACGCGCGGCGGCACGGAGACGGTGCGGCTGACGATTGGGCAGATGCCCGCGCACGATCACGGCGGCTCGACGGGCACCGCCAATGCGGCCATCACGATCAACAACACGACCGCGAACATCCAGACGGCGAGCGCGACGGGCACCATCAGCACGACGCACGTGGTGCTGCCGGTGGCGTACGGCTCCGGCACGGCGGTGAACCCCGGCGACCTGCTGATGAATGCCCAGTGGGGTACGACCGCGGGGTCGGGCGTGACGGGCTACAACGGCTCGCAGACCGACCACGCGCACACGTTCACGCCGACCGCGCACGATCACACGGTTGACCCGCACGCGCACACGATCACGCAGACGGCGCACTCGCACTCCATCGGTCAGGCTGGCAATAGCCCGGCCGACCCGCACGCGAACATCGGACCGTTCTTCACCGGCTCCTGGCTGGTGAAGACGTGACAGCTTCGATCCCTAAGATGGACGGTGGCAATGAGCTTCGTTGACCCTGATGAGGAACTAGGTTCGCTCGTCGCCAGTGACGACGACGAATTCTCGCCATCCGTCGAACTGGATGCCATCGAGACGGGCCTGCTCGATCCGACGCTGTTCGGCGACGACATCCAGCAGGACGACGTGGTGGTCGATACGGCGCCCGAGCTTTACACGCTGGGCCGCTCGTGGGCGTTCGACTTCAGCACGGGCCGGTTCGTGCCGTCGCCGCGGCGGGCGCGAGCGCCGCTGGCGATCACGGGCATGACGCAGTTGTTCCAGTGGGTGGAGATGGCGCTTTACACGCCGCGTGGTGCGCTCGCGATCCACTCGGAGGACTACGGGCTGGAGGACGCCGACGGGCTGATCGGCGGCCAGTTCACCGGCTCCGCCGTCGCGAGCCTGCGCCAGCGGGTCGAGGAGGCGCTGATGTTCCATCCGAAGATCACCGGCATCGACGACTTCGCGACGAGCATCACCGACGACGAGGAAGGCGTGGACGTGACTTTCCGGTTGCGGCTCGACAACAACGACGTGGTGCCCTTCTCCACGAGGCTGATGTAATGCCAGATTTGGTCGATTTTCTCCCGCTCGTGACGGAGACGGTGGCGTCGATCCGGAATCGGGTGGACGCCGATATCAACGCGGGCCTGTCGGTGACCGACGCGGATTACGTGGATACGGTCGAGGGCGGCATGTATCACACGCTGACGCAGCCGCTCATCCTGGAGATTGGGCGGCTGTACGACGTGGTGGCGACGGAGGCCATCGCGGCGACGTTCCCGGCGTTCTCGTGGGGCGACTACCTGGACTACCTGGGGGAGTCGGTGGGCGTGCCTCGGAAGGACGCGGTGGCCGCTACGGGGCAGGTGACGTTCGATGCGGGCGTGGCGGTGTCGGCGGCCATCCTGATCGGCACCGGCACGCTGGTGGCGACGACGCCGCAGTCGGCCGACGATGAGCCGGTCGTGTTCCACGTGGTGTCGGGCGGTAGTATCGGGATCGGCCAGCAGGTCGTGACGCTGGACATCGTGGCCGAGGAAGCGTCGATGTTCGGGAACGTGACGGCCGGGCAGATCGACGACTTGCAGTCGCCGGTGTCGGGGATCGCGAGCGTCTACAACGCGCTGCCGACGAGCGGCGGGTCCGACGTGGAGTCGGACGAGGTGTATCGCGACCGGGTGCTGCTGGCGTGGCAGGGCGCCGCGGGCGCGGGCACGCAGACGGACTACCGGCGGTGGGCGCTGGCGTACCCGGGGATCGGGTACGCGGCGGTGACGCCGCTGGCGTTCGGGCCGGGCACGGTGTCGCTGGTCGTGACCGACCTGAACAACCGGCCGTTCTCGTCGTCGGCGGAGGTCGATGCGGTGCAGGGGCAGATCGACCCGCCGCAGTTCTCGACGCTCTCGACCGGCTCGCAGACGTTGCCGGTGGCGACGCTGAACGTGGCGTCCACGAGCGGGATGGACAACGCCGGGAAGGTGGTCGTGCGGCTCGCGTCGGGGCCGCAGGTGGTGAGCTACACGGGCAAGACGGGCACGACGCTGACCGGCTGCACGGGCGGCACGGGGACGGTGCCTGCGGGCACGACCGTGTACCAGGGCGGCCAGGGGAACGGGCTGGCGCCCATCGGCGCCATCGTGGCCGTCTCGACGCCGGTGCTGAAGGGGGTCGTGATCGCCGCGTCGGTCACGTGCGACATGGGCTATTCGCTGGACGGCACGGGCGGCACCATCGCGATCCGCGATGACGTGGAGTCGGCGCTGGAGGAGTACGTGAACCGGCTGCCGCCGGGCGGTGACGTGATCTTCAACCACGTGATGGCGCGGTTCTTCAACGTCACCGGGATCGCGGACGTGACCGGCCTGACGCTGAACGCGACACCCGCGAACGTGGTCGTCGCGACCGGCGAGGTGGCGTTCATTTCGAGCCTGGCGGGGATCGCCTGATGGCGGATCGCGTGATGACGGACACGGGCCTGGAGCGCGTCGATGACGTGCCTCACTTCCTGCGGGACGACCCGCAGGTGCGCGGCCTGCTGGACGTGATGCAGCGCGAGCTTGATCGGGTCGAGACACTGATCGAGAACATCCGGCTCCAGTGGTTCCCGCAGTTCACGGTCACCGACCCGTTCCTGCGGATGTGGGAGTTCAACCTGGGGATGCCGGTCGCGCCGCCGGGCCTGACGGATGATCAGCGGGCGCTGCTGATCACGACGCACCGGCGAAAGCGGACGACGGCGACCGGCTCGGACTGGGTGGCGACGCTGAACGAGGCGTTCGGCGCGGGCGTGTGGGACTACACCGAGGACTACGCTCCGTACACGGTGCGGCTGATCATCCCGTACGGCTCGACGGACATCACGGCGCTCGGGATTCTGGCGCTCGCGCGGCAGATCACCCCGGCGCATCTCGACCTGGTGGTCACCTACAGCGCCGGTGGCGCGGGCGGCTTCATCATCGGCGTCAGCCCGATTGGGGTCGGGCGAATCTAATGGCGGCCAGCAGCCAAAGCGATATTGACCGCGCTGTGGCGTGGAATCGAGCGCACCCCGAGTTGGCCCGCCAGCGGTCGGCCGCCAGTATGCAGAGACGGTACGCCAACGATCCGGTGTTCCGCGAGCAGGTCAAGGCTGCCGCGAAGGCGTGGCGAGAGGCGAACCCGGAGGCCGTCAAGGAGCAGCACCGGCGGGCGAACGCGAACCTGACGCCGGAGCAGCGAGAGCGGCGGCGGCTCCGCTCGCGGGCGTGGCGCGAAGCTCATCCGGACGCGAGCCGCCGGTACATCGCGGAGCGCATGGATGCCGACCCCGAGTTCGCCGAGGCACGCCGGTCGCTCCATACCAGCGTCCAGGGAACGCGGCGAGCGCGGAAGCTGGAGGTCCTAGTCGAGAGAGTGGATCGTGCGGTCGTGTTCGAGCGGGACGGAGGTGTGTGCGGAATCTGCCACGAGGCCGCAGACCCGGCACGCTGGCACCTCGATCACGTAGTGCCACTCGCGCTCGGCGGTGCTCACGCCTACGACAACGTGCAGGTCACTCATCCAGCCTGCAACCTCCGAAAGGGCGGGCGGTAACCTTGACGCAAAATCGTATCCTGAACTACGGGGACGCGCTCCCGGAGCAGTGGGTCGATCAGATTCAGGAG